GGAACAGCAGTGCGACTAGCCATCTCATGGCGTTACCTCCGTTGCCTTGGCGTTCAGGCCCATCTCGACACGGACCTCAAGATCGTAAGTCGTCTCTGCCGTATCGGTCGGCAGCCGGTCGTGTGAAAGGCGCGATGATCCTACAAGGATGTGCGCCGAGTTGACGCCCGCAATCGCCGTGATTGCTGCAGTCAGATCAGCCTCCTGCTGGTCGGTCAGTGCCACAGACGTGACAACCGCAACCGCATTGACGTACTGCCCGCTAAACGACTCAGGCACCGTGATCTTGCGTGAGATCGGGCGGAACACCCGGTCGCTGTAACGAACGATGATTTCGTCGTTCGAGATTTCTGTGATACCAGGTGTTGGCATATTGAACCTTTCCTATCGTTGATAATCGTCAGGCACCGGCACTCTCGCCCGCGCCTCTTTACGCGCCTGTTGCGCTTGTTCAACCAGTACCGACAAGCGTGCCTCGTCTGCCTCATCGAGCTTTTCGCCGAGCAGCACCTTGCTACGCATAGCCTCGATTTCCAAAATGACCGCCTCGTTCTTGTCGCGCGCTGCGGCGTAACTCATGCCTGCGGTGATACCGAGTAGTGCAAGGTCAAGCAATTTGACGATAACCATCGCTTCCATCACGCACCCCCTGCCGCTTCAACGAGTAACGGCCTGATTTTCAGATACAAACTTCGCGCGATGTCGGCCTGCGTGCGTGCGCCCATGTCGTCGCCTTCGGTGTAGAGATCCCATGCGGCGTCTAGCATCTGGTCAGCACGGTCGAGGAGCGTATAGAACTGCACGTGGCGCTCACTGTTGATCGGCACGGTCTCGATCTGGATCGCCTGTCCCAGCATGTCCCAGCCCGCCGTCACTGCCGCTTCGCTCTGTTCGAGGATCTGCAGAGTCGTCGGTGGCGGCGTCGGCTTCGTCTGGCATCCAACCAAAAATGCCGCCATAAGGATCAGAGTCAGGAGTTGCCATTGTCTTACCTGCCGCATCAGAGTCTCCCGTTCAGCTTGTCGTCGCGCCGCGCGTAGATCGTGTACGCTGCGCCCGCCAGGCCGATCACTAGCAGGGCGATGGATACCGTTTGCTCGGACGCACCGCTGAGAGCCGCCGGTAATAGCGCCGCAATTTCTGCTGGTAGTCCAAGCGTATCTGTGAGGATCGCAATCGCTGCAGTTGTTGCAGTCCCCGCAACCGCAGCGCCTTTTGTGGTACGCGAATCGCGTAGCTTTTTCGACGGCGATACCCCTGCCAGCCGTAGCCCCATTTCGTAAGTTGCATCGTCGTACCAGTAATCTCGGCCCTCCGGCGGATGACCGTTTTCGAAACGGATCATTGCCCGGATGAGCCGAAGCGCCGTGTCGTACTGCGTGACATCGATGGGTTCGTCAGCGTCGAATCCGGCCCAGATCGCAACCGCCGTAACATAATCGCCAGTCGGGTTCTCAACGGATGGCGCCCACCGATTAACAATTTCACGAATCGTGCGGAGTCCATGATGCTCCTGGTACACCTGCAGCACGCGTGCCATGGCCCGAATCCCGAATCGAGGATGCGCAAACCGAAAGAAATCAGGATCGGTCTGATCGGCGGCCAACCCTTGCCACTGGTCAGACGAGCGGCGGATATTGCCAGGGTTGTTGTTGCGAATGCCGCGCGGCGTCATCAGTCCAGTTCCTCTAGCACTCTTTCAGCAAACCGTTTCGCGTGCTCGAGCGCCTGTAGGTGTCGGCGCGAAAACATGCCGGTGTGCATGGCGGCGTACTCCAACAGGACCGTCGCGTCCGCGATAGCTTGATACGGGTCGCTGTCGACCGGGATTTCAAGGACGTGGTAGCCATTTATCCTCGGCTTTTCGTTGTAGAACGCCATCAGTCACCCTCTACCACGCAGCCGTCAAAGTGCCACAAAGCAAGCCACTGCTTAAATGCGCCTTTTTTCAACATCCCTTGCTTTTGTTCGTCTGTCGGGACGTATTGCGTGATCCGCTTATCGCGATCCATGTGCAAGAAATGAGGAACCATGTGCGCAATATGCCAACGACCCGCCCCTATCGCCTTCGCAAACTGGCTTTTCCGCATGACAAGATAGCCGCCGTTTTTTGCGTATTGAGAAACCGCGTACGTCAAACAATTTCGCATGACTCATTCCCTTAACAATCCGCGCTCTTTCATCCTGTTCCACTCGCGCCGGATCTCGTTGATCCGCTCGTTGTTCAGCGCACACTGCCGCTCAATGGCTCGAATCCTTGCGTACCCGTCGACGGCATCTTTCCTGTGTTGATCGTCCATGGCCTGCCGGACTTGCAAGTCATGGTGAGCGTGATCCAGTTCTGCCGTCAGGTTCTCCAGCGCAATGATGCGATTCTCGAGCGCCTTGCCCATGGTTCCCGTGAACGGGTCGGGCCTTACTACATCCGGCTGACTCTGAATAAGAGCAAAATTCCCACCAACACCTAACACCGCAGCGCCGAACAGGATCACAATCCTGTTCTCTAGAGCGTCACCGAGAGAGCGTAAAGGCCCGCCGCGCTCGCCATCGCCGCCAGTAGGACCGCGTCCGTTAGCCACAATATGACTCTCTTATTCATGGGTGACATTTCGCGGCCTGCCACGCTTTTTCGGTGAGGGCTCAGCAGGCGCGACGATTGCCTTGTTGGTGGCAATCGCCTCTTCGCCAATCGCGTCGGGCACGTCGCCGACTTCGCCAGGGTTTAACGCCCTGCCGTCGCCAACGACGAACCCGCGCACCGCCTTCACCCGCATCAGGTGATCGTGCTCGCGTAGCTGAAGGCCGCCGGATAACGCACGCCGACGTCAACCGTGTACCAGGCGCGCAGGCCCATCGAGCCGGTGGCGAAATTGAACTTGTCGTCCACCGCCAACTCGAGCGTTCCCCACTCGGCCAGGATCAGCGAAGACCAGGCACCGAACAGCATGGTGTCAGCCGCCATCTGGTTCGACGCCATGCCGACCTCATCGGCACACAATCCGCGGCGGTACGGACCCTCCCAGATCGGCGATGCGGTGCCGCTGAACTTAACGCGCGTCTTCAGCTTGGTCACGGTGGCTGGGTCGGCGACGTAGGCCATGCCGGACAAGCGATCAGCATTGGCCGCGATCACGTCTTCCTGCGCATTCAGTACCGCGGCATAGTCGAGCGAGGTGCCGGTAAAGGCGCCGATGCTCCCGGTGTTGACGATGCCGGTCGGCGCGCCGCCGGAACCATCGCCACGCAGTGCGCCGATGTCCATCGCGAGACTGACTTGTTGCGCCAGATCGTTCAGGATCATCTGTTCGGCAGACGGGTCGGACTGTTGCGCCATCTGGTGCGAAACCTCGACCAGAGCCGCCACGTTCTTCGGCGAGAGCGACACCTTACCCATGGTCGGCGTCGACTCGGTGATGGCAGTGGTTTCGTTCGCCAGCCAGTAGGCGGTCGACCCGGCGGTCAGTTTCGGAATCTGCACATTGCCGCGCAGGCCGGTCAGACGGGTCGCGCCGGCGTTCATGCAGACACTCATGTTGTAGAGCAGATCGATGAACGAGCCGGACAGGTGATCGGTGCCCACACCACCAGCTGCACCGGCAACGGCGGCCGTCAGATCACGCGTGCCATACTTCGGAGCCCGGGTCTGCACGTCCATCGGCACGTACACCGAACCCGACGAGTGCGGCTGCAGATTGTCGCGGTCCATCAGGTAGCGATGCGCCTCGAACTCAAGGCCAGCCTTCGACCAGTCGTTTTGCTTGGCCGCGCGGATCGCCTTGAGGATCGAGTATTGACGGACCTCTTTGTGGTCCATGCCGATCAGTGCCGGCGCATTGGCCGACTTGCCGCGCTGCTCGAGGATAGCGAGCAGATCATCGCCGACCTGCTCAAGATCAGCGCCCGAATCGATCCAGTGGCGAATCGTCGCCTTCTCGATGTTGTTCGCCTCGCCGATCTTGCGGATGCCTTCGGTACGCTTGCGGTCGGCGGCCAGCGGATCAAAGCTCGGCTGCGCTTCGCGAGTGATTTCGATCTTGTCGGCAGTTTCCGCCGCCGGCGCGGTAGTTTGGTCGGTCATTTGACCCTCCAGAGTTTCGGCGGCGTCCGCCGGTTGTGATAGGGCGCGCACCACGCGCACCGGGAAATCTTTGTGGCCTAGATCGCGGTTGATCCCGACGGTCGGGTCGGCAGGCACGGGCGCGATGCTGACTTCGTGCGGCGTCCAGCGCGTCACCAGAAAATCGGCATCCCGTTCTCGGGCCTCGTCGATCGAGTAACCGATCGAGACGTTGCGCAGACCGCCCTTGATCATGGCGCGCACGTCGTCGGCGCGTTGCGTCTCGAAAAGTTCGGCGTCGACCTCCAGCCGGCCGTCAGCCAGCCGTGCGCCGTTTACCATGCCGACCGGATCGCTCCAGTCGTGGTTGAACAGCAACGGCACCGCGCCACGCTCCAGGCGCTCGAGGTTGATCGCGCCGTCGGAATGATCCAGCACCTCGACCCAAAATCCGCGGTCGACCGGCAGCTCGGAACTGGCCGACAGTCGAATCGTGCGGTCATCGCGCACGGCGTCGATCTGCACCGCCTCCAGGTTGCGCGCCTGCAGCGGCAGCGCTTGCGGCATCTCACGCTTCGTCGTCATTCACGTCACCTCCGACGGCCTGCAGCATAGGGAATGGCACCGCCTCCTCCTCCGTTTGTTCGGGTTCCTGCGCCGGCTCTGCCTCGTTTGTCGTGTCAGTCGACAGGCCCGCCTCGGCCAGCGCATCCAATTCGTAACGCCGCGCCGCGATCGTGTCTTCGAGATCGGCACCGCCGGCCGTCTCGGCAATAATGTCGGCCTTGGTTTTGTACCCGGCGCGCTCGGCCTCTTTGTAGGCATTGACCTCTTTGGCCGGATCGACCCAGCCCCAGCCGCGCAGCTTCCAACGCACCGCCTCGAACCGCTCGGGATCCTGCCCATACACCGCCCGCTCGATCTCGGGAACCTGGCTGGCAAACACGGCAGACTGCAGCCAGACCCGGTGCAACGGCTCGCGGAAGGACCGCACCCACCACTGCTGTAGCGCCCGCCAGTTGTCGCGGTCTTCCAATAGGCTCAGTCGACTGCTGCTGTAGTTGCTCTGGCTGTAGTCGCGCGAGATCGATTCGTAGCTGACGTTCGTCCCGGCCGCGATACCGCGCAACGCCGCGCGCGTGAACGGGTCGAAGTTTTCATGCGGATAGCTCGGATCCCATGAATTGAATTTGAAGCCCGGCGGCAACTCCATGAACTCGCCCGCCTCGACCGTCATGTTGGGCGTCCCGTCGGCCTCCTGACCCTCTTCGATCTGCGCCTCGTTCCATTCGGTCGGCTCGAAAAATCCGACCTTGCTGGCACCGATCCGCGCCGCCACTAGCGCGGCCTTTTCGAACTCGCCGAGTTGATTTAGGCGCACGATCGCCGAGTGCAACATCGGCACGCCGCGCGTCTGCGGCCAGCGATCGACTAGGCGCAGGTGCAGGATTTGCTCGGCCGGGATGCGCAGCACCTCGCCGACAGTCCGGTGACGCGTCAGGCCCGGGTGTTGTTTGTGGACGTGATAGGCGACCGGGCGGCCGTACTCATCGTGCTCGACGCCCATCGTCACGACGTTGTCGCCGCTGCCCTGGATATGCCGATCGTCGGCCAGGCGCTCGGATTCGATGATCTCGACAGCCAACGGGATGCCAGACCGCCCAAAACGATTGGGATGCAGCCGCACAAAGACCTCGCCGGCCTCGAAGACCTCGGCCATACACAGGCGCTCGATGTCGGAAAAATGCAGCGTCCCGCCGGTGTGACAATGGTCAGCGCGCGCCCATCGTTTCCAGGCACGCTCGATGCCGTCGTTCACGCGCTTGACGAGCTTGTCACCCTGTAGCGCCTTTACTTGCGCCTGCAGCCCAACACCGGACCCGACGACGTTGTTGACGATGACGGTTTGCGCACGCTTGGCGTAGACCACATCGCGGACCAGGGCGCGCGACTTGTCCCGCAACGCCGACAGGCTGGTGTAGAGCTCGCCGTCGGCACTGGACGTGGCGGCCTTGAAGTCGAGCCGGCCCGCCTTGGCCGCGGCATACATGCGCTTCGCCTTCGCCCTCGGCGCTGGCTGGTTACGCTCCCACGGCC